TGGTTACGAGGAGTAATTCAATATGAGTAGATATATAACAGGAGGAGCTTCAGGCTCCTCCGCAGGTGGTTCAGTCGGCGGCGGTGGAACTGCTCGTCAAGAACGTTTTATTACATCAGGAACTTTCAACGTTCCTTCAGGAGTAACTTCTGCTGAAGTTTTAGTTGTTGCCGGAGGCGGCGGTGGTGCTCGTGGCTATGGCTGGCAGACTAGTAATGGCGGAGGCGGTGGACAAGGAGGCCAAGTCAAACTTGAAGTAGTCAACTTAACAGGAATATCTTCGTGTTCAATCGTTGTTGGAGCAGGTGGAGGTTACGTTAACACATCCTCAAGTGATGCCTATAATAGTTGGATGGGCGGTCAGTCTTCTTTTACTTATGGTAGTAATGCAATTGTATGCCAAGGTGGTCGTCAAGGTAGTAACGGTGGAGTTAATGGGGCAGGTGGCCCCCATTGGTATGCAACAGCTGCACAGAATAGTACGCAGAGCGGTTACTCCTATGGCGCTTATAGTCAATCATTCCATAACAGCACAGGGGGCCATACTCGTGGCGCTGGTGGACATGGTCGATGCAACTCCGGCAATTTTCAGGGTGCTACGATGGACGGCATGCCCGGTATGTACGGCTTTGGCGGAGGCGGAGGCGGTGGAGCTTACACCAATAGCGCAGAATATGCCTACGGTGGTAAGGGTTCAGACGGGGGTGGCATTGCCTCAACTTATGACTGGTGGCAAGGCTGGGCCGGGACGGATAACACCAGCTATGCTTATTTCAGACACGCTGAGAAAAATACAGGCGGCGGCGGAGCTGGTGGTTCCTATGATAATAATGAATACGGTGGTAATGGTGCTGATGGCATTGTTATCGTCACGTATTCGGTTTAAGGAGAAACAGTTATGGCAAAATTTAACATAATTCAACCTAAAGAACCAACTGAAGGTACAGATCAACGTATTATAGATATAATTGTAGCTGAAGATATGGAAACGGCAGAATCTGTTATCGATACAGAGGTAAATTTAATTGTAGAAAATACAAATGAGGAGGGTATTGAATGGATTTATCATCCTGATAACAGCTCAACTCCTTTTACTGCACCTTCGATTAAACTACCTGAAGGGTTCAATCAAGAAGCTTTTAAAGAACATTTAAAAAGAAATGTAAAACAAGAGGCTGCAAATAGAATTGAAAGTCTTGCTTGGAAAATTGAAAAAGCAACAGAACAGGACGCTTTAAACGGAACTACTACTATTAACGCCGTTTATGCTGAAAGAGAAGCTATTCGAGTTAAAAGTAATCAAATCGAGGCTGATATTGATGCTGAGACAGATGATCTAACAGTATTCACTATGGGTACTGTAGTTAAGTTCGATGAGTAAATATGGCATTAAGAGATCATATTAAGAAAAACCATGATCTCGCCGAGGAACACCCCTTTGTAAAACTTTTGTTTTCGGGGGGTGTTTCAACCCCTATCTATGCAGACTATCTATTGAATCAGTATTTAATGTATGTAAAACTAGAGACTCTGCTAGAACACTATGGGTTACTTCAAGGCGTAGAGACTGTTAAAAGATCTAAGTTAATGTTAGACGACTTTCATGAACTCAGATCTAATGCAAAGGTCTATAATGTTACTTACGACTACGTAAGGTATCTAGACACAGTATCAAAAGAAAACTTAATGGCGCACATGTACGTGCGGCACTTTGGAGATTTATTTGGTGGACAACTTATGAAAAAGGTTGTTCCCGGTTCAGGCGCTATGTATGAGTTTGAGAATAGATCTAACCTTATTAAGGAACTAAGAGAACGCTTAGACGATAATCTAGCGGATGAAGCCAACAGAGTAATGCTCTGGGCTATAGAGTTATTTCAGGAGTTAGCAGATGAGCATGATATTCGATAGCCTAGAGCTATTACATAAGGATATATTAAAAACACTTTCTGACTACACTGAATATAAAGAAGAACATGAATTTTCATGGCCTAACTATGTCTACACAGACACCAAGTTTAGGCGAGCACATTTGGATATTGTAGATGCAAGAGATACAAAGAATCTTTATATGTTACATCTTTGTGTATTTCCACATACCAAAGACCCTGCACCGATATTTGGATTCGATATAATTGCAGGGCCAAGAAAAGTAACAGGGGCTTTTCATGACTTTAGCCCTACAAATAAGGACCACTGGATGTTAGAGTGGTTTCATGATAATAACAAAGACTTTAAACCTAAAAAGGAAAGAGAACTTCCTGAGTGGGCAAGGAACATCTTTAGCGGAAATATGATAGCGGCAGGTAATGTAAACTCTGAAGAAGAGCTAAATAAAATTTTAGAACTAGTTAAAAGAAATTTAAACTTTTACTTAAGTAAAATCGGGGAAGTTACCCCAGATGATTACACTAAAGAGCAGAATTTTTACTGTCAAAATCAAAAGAAGAATCCACATACCCCACGGGTTATGACATCTTTAGGGCTAGATCCTGAAGAAGTAAACACCTTTATTCAGGAAGGCTTGTTCCCCGAAATATAATAAAGGACTTTCATGTCAAAACGAAAATCTCGTTACGCTGTAAAAAATGATAACATTCACAGGATTGGCTTTCATGTCATACCTAAGAATGAGAAACAAGACTTACTAATACAATCTATTAAGATGAATCCCATAACAGTTACTATTGGCTGTGCAGGGACGGGTAAGACTTATTGCAGTACAGGAACTGTTGCACAACTCTTTATGAAGGGCAAATACAAACGTATTGTATTGACTCGTGCTAACGTTCCCACAGGTAAATCTTTGGGCCATTTTCCCGGCTCTATTCAAGAAAAGATGACACCGTGGTTATTACCAATGTTAGAAGTATTAAAAACTTCTTTCGGTAAAGAGAAATATCAGTACATGATAAACAAAGGCGACATTGAAATTCAACCTATTGAGACTATCCGAGGGCGTTCTTACGCAGATGCCTTAGTATTAGTAGATGAAGCTCAGAATCTAAATGTAGATGAATTAAAGGCAATTACAACTAGACTAGGTGAAAACTCTAAGTTAGTACTTATGGGGGATCCTGCACAATCAGACGTTAAGGAAGGTAGAGACTTACTTAAATTTTGTAGTGTTGTAAGAAGAGCCGGAATTCGACTACCAGTTGTTGAGTTTAATGTTGATGACATTGTAAGAAGCGATATAGTAGCAGACTTAGTAAAAGTTTTTATTAAAGAAAAGCTATAATATATTCTAGGGGGTGGATACCTGACGTTAAAGAAGGACCACCCCTTAGTATTATTAAAGGTATAGTTATGTATTATGAAGTAGAAGAAATGAAATTAGCTTTACTTAAGGCTACAGAAATTATTAATCAGAGAACAGTTGAAAAAGGTTTTATAAGAGGCTATAGCGACTGTTTTTGTTTTCTTATTGAATATGATAAAGCATTAAGAAATAACAAATCAAAAGCGGATGAAATTTTTAAAAAACTAAAGTATAATAATGCAAGAGAATTTTTGATACAGCTAAGAAGAAATAGACTAGATTTAAAAACTTTTGCAAGATATTCTGGTTATGAAATCAGAAACAACTTAAGACCTAGATATGGTGATATCGCTTACACAGATGGTTCTGCAATCATAGCAGGGAATGGTCACTGGGTCACAACTGATGAAAACAATTCAGGCGTATTAGAAGGCGCTCGATTACAATTTAAAGAAAATCGAATGCATCTTATCGCAAGACCATTGAGGAAATAATCATGAAATATTATTACGAGGGCTATGAAATTCTTGCCCCCTTAACTATCGCTTCAAATGAGCCTATGTTTGATGCCGATACAGTATCTCTCAGAAAACAGAGGGCCTCTCAAAACGCACAGCGTTGGGAGTTATCTTTTGGTATACTCACAGCAGATCCTGCAGACGCATTATTAAGCATAGTAGGCTTCGATATCGCAAAGACAATGACTATGCCACAACTAAATGATGTTAATGATAGACTGGCTGGAGGCTCTGCCTCAACAATAACTTACACAGTAACTGCCTCAGGCGGTAAATACTATATCGATGGTGTTCAGAATCCCACTCTAACCTTTGTTAAAGGTAATACTTACATATTTGATCAAAGTGATAGTTCTAATGGTACGCACCCTCTTAGGTTCTCAACAGCCGGGGGTGGTTCTCAATACACAACAGGGGTCACTATAAACGGAACTCAGGGCCAAGCAGGAGGTAATACCACTATTGTTGTCGCAAGCAATGCTCCATCTGCCCTAGAATACTATTGTACAAACCACAATAACATGGGCAACTCAATTACTGTTAATAATTCGGCAGGGATAGCTTACCCTAAAGGTGCTTTTGTAACAGGAAGCAATAACAAGGTTTACATGGTTAAGTCAGATGCGTCTAGCGTAGTTGCGTCTAACCTGTACCCAACACCACCCAGTGGATTAACTTATTCAACAGTTGCTAACGCTACTATTAGTTATTACAGAAGCATAGATAACCTTAGAGGTATAACCTTTAGCGATGGTGTCTTAGCGTCCCCCGGAACAATTGATATTATTGAGGCCTTGGGATGAGAGAATTTAGCAGTACAGTCGAAAGTATACTATCTTCTGGTAGTATTGACTTTTTCTTTTTAATTAAATTAAGCTTTAACTCTACATATTACATAACAAGCTATAGTAATGATATTGTTTATGATGGGAATACTTACAGCGCAAACGGTGGGCTATTCGAGGTAGACTCTCCTAAATTTTCCTCAGTTGTTGATAGGGAAGCGTATAGGGTTGTTGTTTTAGATAATCTTAACGCAATGAAAACAGAGATCGATAATAATGTAATTGGTAAACCTATAGAAGTAAAGCTTGGATTTGTTGACAGCAACGGAAGTCCTATCCTTACCCCTGCAGATGTTCTTTCTGTATATAGAGGTTATGTAGATAACCCTGTAATTACAAATGATTGGGAAAGAAAAGCAGTTACCTTTGAAGGAACTTCTGCACTTGCAGATTTAGATATGGTCAATAGCTTTATGACGTCAAGAGATGGCATGGACCAAAAGTCTTCTGTAGATACCTCTTTTGATCAAGTTTATGAAAGTAGTGCCATTGAAGTAAAATGGGGCAAGATAGATCAGTCAAATAAGGTAGAAACATAATGAATCCAGTAGCTAAATTTATTATACAACTTGTTATAACAGTAGCCTCTGTTGCGTATCAACAGTCTCAAATGCGAAAGCTAAAAAGAGAGCAAGATAAGCGCAAAGGAATGCGGATTACCGTTAGAGGTGAAGCGGAGTCTGTTCCTGTTATTTACGGTAAACAAATGGTAGGTGGTATTGAGGTTAAACACAAAGTATCGCCTTATTATATCTATACGGCTGAAAATAGTAATGCAGTAATTTTTGACCAAGGTCTCGGTACGATTGGTGTAAGTGGCACAAAACACGAGTTTCTTTGGGTTCAGTCTGTAATATGCCAAGATGGAATTGAAGGTGTTCAATTTGTAAACATTGATGGTAAACCATATAACCTTAAAAATGAAAAATTCTCACACCGCCTTGTTATTAACAATTCTGGTGGCACAGCTGAAAACTTAGCAACATACAACGGAATTTCTAATTCAAATTTATTTACAGGTTGCGCATTTTCTACTGCTGTATATAGGCTTAACCGGGAAGAACCACAATACAATGGAATCCCTACTACTGAATTCTTTGTTAAGGGTCGTAAGGTTCGTCAAGTATTAAACAATGCAGGTAGCTACTCTTTAAGTGGCACCTATACTTTTTCTAATAACCCTGCCTTGTGTCTCTTAGATTATATGCTTAATAATGATTTTGGAAAAGGCCTAGATACATCTGATATAGATTTAGAGTCTTTCTATAATGCAGCTAACGTTTGTGATACAACGGTATTAACAGGAGCTTCCGCCTTTGGTCATATACATGGGTTTAGCCCAGTATTAGAGTTTGATACTCTATCTGATTTTCCTGATGCAGGTGAAGAAGCATATTTGTACCAAGCAGAAGACACTGGACTCTTATATGGTTGGAGTGACTCTGCAGGTACTTATTCTGTTTCATCTACTACCGCAAATGTAAGAAACGTTCCTTTGTATGAGTGTAATTTAACAATCGATACTAACGCTAAAATTAGAGATAATATTGAAGCTATCCTTGCCACAATGGCTCTTGCAGAGTTAACGTGGACCTCAGAGGGTAAATATAAACTTCTCTTAGAGTATCCAGAAAATGAAACACAGTTGGAAGCCCTAATTGACCCTACTCACGAATTTGATGATGATAGTATAATTAGAGACTCTATAGAGTTAAACTGGACTTCTTTAAGTGATCGTTATAATCATGTAACAGTTAAGTTCTTAAATGAACACGAAGACTTTAGAGAGGACTCTAAATCTTGGCCTCCTAAAACCGGATCTGTTTATTCTACGTATTATGCCGAAGACAACAATCAACAGCTAAGTGCTGATATTAATTTTGATGGTTGTACTGATCCTTATCATGCGCTTGCAAAAGCAGAACAGATGGTAAGACAATCGAGAGATATGTATACTATTTCGTTAAAGGTAAATAAGCAAGGTCTTACTTTAGAACCTGGAGATTTCTTTAGTGTCACACTTCCAGATCAAGGTCTCTCAAATGAAATATTTAGGGTAGAGTCTATAGAAATAAACGAAGATCTAACAATTGGAGTTACTGGCTATAAATTTTCTTCAGGATTCCTTGCATGGAATGTGGCTGATAACGAGACTTATGCAACCAGACCCGGTGTTGATACTAAGATACTAGGGCCAGCACAGATTACAGCCACAGATACGGGCTTTGTAAATGATGACGGTATCTTTACCCCAGCGGTCGAACTCAATTGGACAGCTTCTACTGACGCTTCTACAAGAAGTTATGAGTTACAATATAAAGTGTCTACTGATACAAACTATAGCTCTTACCGTACAAGCCAGCTAAGCCATGTTGCTACAGGGTTAAGGACAGGTACTCAATATACTTTTAGAGTTCGTGCCATAAGTAACACAGGTCGCTTTAGTGAATTTGCTACGGTTACTCATACAGTTGGAGGGGATACTACAAACCCCGGAATTCCTTCAGGTCTTTCTGCTTCAGGTCACTTTAAGTATATTGCTTTAGAGTGGACTAACCCTGCAGATGCTGACTTGGCTTTTGTCGAGGTATATGAAAATACTACTAATAGTACTTCAGGTGGTACACTTGTAGGAACCACTCGTGGCAATACTTTTAACAGGTCTAACCTTGGGCTCAACCAGCTAAGATACTACTATATACAGGCAGTTGACAATACAGGAAATGTTTCTGGATTCAGTTCTGTAGTTTCTGCTACAACTACTTTCCTTGATGATCCTGATTTTGCTAACGGTATTTATAGCTTATTTACTTCTCAAGGGCTTTACGCAATTGAAGATGTAAACGGACTACCTGCTTCTGGAACTTTCACAGGAGAAAAAGTATTTAACCGAAACGATGGTAAGTTATACCAATGGACAGGTACTGCTTGGGAACAAGTTGTAGGTGGAGCAGAGGACTTTACAGATCTTACAGGAACTATTGCTGGTGGTCAAATACCTACAGGAGTTATTACCGAAGCTAAACTTGGAGCCAACTCTGTAACTTCAGGTAAGATATCCGCTAACGCAGTTGGAGCAAACGAGATAGCAGCTAATTCAATTACTGCCACCAAGATCTCTTCGGGAACTATTACTGGTGACAAAATTAGCGCTAATACAATTACTGGTGGTTTGTTAAGTACTGCCGGTATTATTACTAACAGTGCTCAAATAAGCAACGGGGTGGTTGCTAACGCACAAATTGGTAACGCAGCTATTAGTACTGCTAAAATTGGTAACAACATGGTTACCTTCCCTCAACTGGCTCAAGGTACTAGTACTTCACATATCAACAGAACTGATACTACTCAGAAAACAATGGTTACGTTGACTGTAAATGGCTCTGGTGCACCAGCTGTAATTAGGGGTTATTTTCTTGTTAGTTGGTTAAATTCAAGTAACTCAATTGATACTACTGGGTGGGGTGCATTTAATGCTAATTTGAGAATAAACGGCGGCAACCTTGCTGGTGTAAGCAATCTCTTTGTTGGACATATTAACTCGCCTGCAATCTTGTTGAGTGCTCAAACTGTAGTAGGCTCTAATACTACTATTACGCTTACTATTCAAAATACAGGGGCGGGTAACGCTACTAAAATTAGTTATTTTTATCCTAGAATTGAGTATTTGGAGTTGAAAAGATGATGCAGCATTATACAATATTTAATTCTGATAATATACGTGTTGTACTATTTACGACACCTGAAGGGCTTCAACTTAATTTACAATCGGATGAAAATTACGTAGAAGGTGAATTTTCCGATGAGTTATACTTTGTCAAAGACAATGTTTTAAAACTATTTCCAGATAAACCAGATTATCCTGTAAATTTTGATAAAGACTCAGAATCATGGATTTGGGATGAAGAAATATCTTGGGCTCAATTGAGACATCAAAGAGGATTACTTCTATCAGAACTAGACCCAATTGTAAGCAACCCATTACGTTGGTCAGAGTTTAGTACTGAAAAACAAGAAGAATATAGTAATTATAGACAAAGTTTACTAGACCTTCCAGAA